AAAGAATGGTTAAATCTATGTAGAAATAATAGTAGATTAGCATTACAAGCTTTTAGGTCTAGTGGTAAGACAGAAGTATTATTAGTTGATGATACAATACATTGGGCATTCACTCATCCTGGTAGTCAACAACTAATGATTTCTAATACATTACCACAAGCAACAGAATTACTTAGAAGAATTAAGGATAGAATAGTTGAATCTGATATGTTACGAACTGCTATTGATTCTAACTATTGGACTAAGACTGATATTACATTAAAGAACAAAGCAAGAGTACTTTGTAAGCCTTATAATAAGAATGTGCGTATGTTGCATGTTGATAGAGTTAAATGTGATGAGATGGGGGAATACAGAGACCATAGTGTATTGAAAGGTGCTGTATTCCCTACACTAACAGCTAAACATGGTGATTTCTGTGGTGTTGGTACACCTAAGTCTGAAATAGACTTATTACATGAGTTAAAAAAGGATTCTACTTTTAAATCATTGATATATCCTGCATTTACAAAAGAAGTAGACCTATTCCATCAAAGATATCCTGATTATGATGTTAAGAAGAAAGATGGATTATATATAATATGGGATAAGATTGGTAAGAAGGCTATTGGTAGTTATACTAGCATGGAATGGTCTAGGGAGTTTATGTGTAAGTGTTTAAGTTCTGGTGATAGAATATATCCATTTGATTTGATTGAACAATCATTCTTATATGCTAGAAGATTATCTATGTTTAAGAAACCAGGAGCAACTTATTATATTGGATTAGACTTTGCTTTATCAACTGCTAAGAATGCTGATAGAAGTGCTTTCTTTGTTATTGAAAGATTTAATAATAAAGACACTTTATGTTGGATTGAACATTATCATGGATTATCATATATGGCTCAGAAGAAAAGAATACAAGAACTATATGAATTTTATAGACCTAATAAGATGGTATGTGATACAGGTTCATTTGGAGAATCTTTCTTTCAAGAGATGAGGTCAATTGGTATTCCTATTGAAGGATTTAAATTTACTAATCAATCTAAACAAGATTTAATACAAGAGATGAGGTCTAGGTTTGAATCTAACTTTAATAGATATGATGAAACATTGAAAGAACCAAAATCAGAAGAGGATAAAATGTTTTTCATAAGTAAAGATAGAACAGACCATAAAACTAATGACTTAACAGAGAAACTAGTGAAGGAAATGTTAGCTTTCAGTATTAAGTATGATTTTGAAAAGAATACAACTAAGTTTGAAGGATTAGGTGCTCACGATGATATGGTTATGGCACTTGGTATGGCTATATGGGCATCAAGGGTTAGAGGTAGTAAATGTTTCTATGTTGCGAAGAGAAATACATCAAAAAGAGGTCTCTTTAGGGTTGCGTAGTTAGTAGATTATAGATAACTATAGAAAGGTTTATATACTAATTTATCAATCACCTTATTTCATAGATAAAGTAGTGTTATTTTTAATATGGCAAATGGATTATTTGGTACAAAAAAAATTAAAGGGATAAAGGAAGCAGGTTTAGGTTTAATTCCGAAGAACACTGATGAATCTACTAATCCATCTTCAGAAAGTACAAAAGAAGATTTCTTTGAAGATGAGGATGAAATATCTAAGTATGAACATGCTTATCGTAATTGTGCCAATGTTGGTACTAGTATAGATATTCAATCTGAACAAGCTGTACAAGATTTCTATTTTGAAGGTCCACAAGAGAAAGAATTAGAAGAATGGGCTGATGAAGTTAATTTAGGTTTATGGATAAATAAAGTTAGTAAGAGAATGTTAAAGCATGGTAAATGTTATGGTGAATTAGTTGCATTAAATAAAATTGATAAATATAAAGATTTTAAATCAAAATTGAGTAATCCACTTGACCCAAATAAAATATTACCTACTAAAACTATGGGAATGATTAAAACAGTAACATCATTAGACCCATCTCATTTCTTACAAAGAACATCTATTGATAAGAAAATATATTGGGGTGGTAGTGCACCTGAGAAATATCCCCAAGCAAAGAAAGCTGGTAAATTAGAAGATATATATTATTTTGAATGGAATGAAGGATTATCAATAATTCATTCATCTTTATTATTAGTACAGATTAAAGACCAAATGGAAAGTGATATGCCAACTATTGTTAAAAGATATGTAGCACCAATAATTGATTTGTCAGTTGGAGATGAAAATAATCAACCTGATGAAGATGATATTGATAATGTAAAGAAAGATGTAGAAGATATATATGCTGATACTGAATTTGTTCATTCTTATTTAGTTAAGTCACAAGTGTTAGGATTTCAAGGTAAGATGGTTGATACATCTCACTTATTTGAACATACTGATACAAATATTGAGAAAGGTGTACAAACACCATTAGATTTATTTTTAGGTGTAGGAGCAACTGATAAAGGTGCTGATACAAAATTAAGAGGATTTGGAAGACATATCAAACATATTCAAAGAGTTATGAAGGCAAATATTGAAGATGGTATAATTGCAAGAATGACTGGAAATAGAAAGAATAAAATCATTTGGGGATTTGCTGAGGAAAGAGAAAAAGAGATGGAAATTGATATTGTTAGAGGTTTGAAGACTGATGGTATTATTTCTCCTCAAAAAGCTAATGATTTGTTACCTAAGAAATTTAAAGAGGATTTACCTGAGAATTTAAAAGACCCAATGAAAGCTGCTATGGCTAATGCTAATGGAGACCCACAGAATAAAGGTGCAGATGGTATGAAAGATAGACATAATAAAACAGACCCAACAAAATCTACTACAGTTGAACCAGGAAAAAGAGTAGATAAGAAAGATAAATCTGTTGTATTAAAGAGGTCAGCATAATGTCATATATGTTTAAATGTCCAAGATGTAGAAGGATGCACTCAGTTCCATACAAAACAGACTTAAAAGATTATGAATGTCCTGCAGATGCTTTTGTTATTGCAAATAAACCAAAGGCACAAAATGTATTACAAAAGTTTGATAATTTAGCTAAGACTGATGGTACAGAGAAAAAGCAATGGTGGACACAAAGGTTAAATATGTTAAGAGATGTTCATTTAGAAGTAAAGATAATTGACCCTGTTGTATTAGCAGGAAATAATAAGTATACTGGATTGACAAGAGGAGCATATAGATATTGAGGTGATTAAGATTACAGATAAAATAGATAATAATTTGAATTTCACCACCATTATTGAATCAAAGGATTTACAAGAGAAAGATGGTTCTAAATGGGTAACAGTTAAAGGAGTTGCTCTTGAAACTGGTATGTCAAAAAATAAAGTAGATTATAGTATAAATAATCTTAAAGAAAATGATGGTAAGATGTTCAGTGTATTAGTTGGACATAGAGAAGATTATGATAATCCTGACCATAATGTTGGTGAAGGAAAGTATAATCTGGATAAAACTTATTTAAGATATGAAATGGACATTAAGAATACTTCTACACATCCTGGGATAGTTGAACAAGTTATGGATGATATGGTATCTGTAAGTGTACAGGGTGGATATGAAGATGTTGAATTGATTGAAGAGAAAGGTAAGTTAAAGAAAGTGATTGTAGAAGGTTTACACATTCCAATTTTGGCTCTTGTAAATAAACATACAAGAGGTGTTGAAGGAGCATCAATTGAAGTTGCTCTTGCTGAAAGGATTGAAATGAAAAAGAAAGATATTCATGAGGTGAATACTATGGAAGAGAAAGATATATTTGCAAAACAAATACAAGAAAAAGATAAGAAGATAGCTGAATCAATAAAGTTAAATGAGGATGCTACTAAAATAGTTGCTGAAAGAGATAAGGCTTTGAAAGAATCAGCTGAAAAGTTAAAAGTATTTGAAGATGCTGAAAAAGTAAGAGTTGCTGAGAAACATAATGAATTAGTTGATAAGATTGTTGAAACTAATAAAGACTTGAAGAAAGAAGAATTAATGGAAAAGACAGATTCTGAGTTAGAAATAATTGAGAAGTATGAAACTGATAAAGTTAATTCTATACAAGAGAATACTGGCTCAGGTGTTGTTAATGCAATCAACGAATCTGTTAATGATGCAAGAGGAAGTGAAGAGAATATCCTTAATTTAGATTTATTGGAGAGGCATGGAGATTTGACTATGAATGAAGAAGCTTATGAAAAATTTAACCAAGATGTTAAGAAAAGAGTTCTTGGTGATGAATGAGGTGAATATATATGGCACAAGTTAATTTTATGTTGTCTGATGAAGGTGATACTTTCACTGCAGTCAATGGCAACACAACTTCAGCTATAACAGCTGGTGACATACTTTATGCGTCAGGAAGTACTGCAGCTAAACTAGGTACAACTGTACCAAGTGGATATGGGTATAATGACATTGAAGTAGAACCAGTAAAATTTGCAACTGCAACAGTACAAGGACAGTCAGTTGTAGGTATAGCTGAAACAGATGCAGCAGCAGGTAGTCAAGTTACAATTAGAACAAGAGGATTATACTTTAGTCCTATTGAAGCAACAACTTGTCCACTTAGAGCTGGATGTCCAGTTAGAGCATCTGATGGTACAACATCAGCAGGTGTACAAAGAGCTGGTACAACGACTAGAGTAATTACTGAAGGAATGGGTGCAGCTTGTGGAGTAGCATTATCAGGCTCAGCAGTTGACAATGACTATATAATATGGATGGCGAACTTCGCTACCAGGAAATGAGGTGATATGAATGGCACAAAGCAATACGATATTGACAACTGATAATAAAGATAGAACAAGTGCAACAGCTGGAAGTTCAACTGGTAGTTATTTAATACCAAAAAAACTTTATAGTCAGTTGCTAAAAGCAGTTAGAAAGAATCTTGTTCTTAGAGCATTGGCTGCAAAGGTAATTGGACCTAAGAGTATTCCAGGTTCTAGTTTAGATTTTACAGAACAATCACCAGAGAGTATGAGTGTTTATAGAGTTGGTGAAGGTGCTGAAATTGGACTAGATGCTGAGAAATATAGTGGATTCAATATGAAGCCAATAAAGTACGGTGTTAGAATTAAGATACCAAAGGAATTTGAAGAAGATTCTCAATGGGATGTAATGTCTTTGAATATTGAGACTGCTGGATATGAGTTAGCTGATAATGAAGAAGCATTGATTATAGCTACACTTAATACAGGTTCTGGACAAACAGGTGGAACACAAACAGCAAATAGTAATGCAACATTACCACCAAGTGATATAACAGAATGTATGGAAGGTTTATGGGAAGAGAACTATAATCCAACTGATATGCTTGTTGGAACAGAAGTTGCAAGAGATATAATGAATACAGATATCTTTACAGAAGCTGATAAGTCTGGTGTAAATAACCCATCTAAAGGATTGATTGCTACAATCTTTAAAATGAGTGTAAGGGTAAGTAACAATGTATCTGCTAAGTATGCATATATTCTTGATAGGAGATTCGCATTCTTAGGTGCAGAGAAAAGACCAGTTACAGTTGAAAAGTATTTTGACGCAGCAAGAGATTCTAGTTTCGCTGTAGCTACACAAAGAATTGTGTGGAGATACTGGAGACCAGGAGCAATTGGAAGAATAGTAACTACATAAAGTAGTTACTTTTTTTTATTTTTTATATCAAATTCAATGAGGTGAAATTAATATGGCATTAGGATTACAAACTTTAAGAAAAGGATTAGTAAGTGGATTGAATGATAATACACAGTTGAATGACCAGAGTGCAGCAGTAACAGCTGTAGCATATACAGCATCAGGAGCAATTAATGATGCAGACAGTGTTGTAACAATTGCAACGAATGTACAAGCATATACAATAGCACAACCAAGAATTGGAAGAATATTAGTTATAAGTGAAGTAGGTGCAGCAGCAGGTGGAATAACTGTGACATTAACATCAGGAACTTATGATGGAACTAATAGTATAGCAACATTTAATGCAGCTGCTGAGACATTGGTTCTATTAGGTATAAGTAACACAAGATTCCTTATATTGAAGAACATTGGTTCAGTTGCATTATCATAAATGAGGTGAGATAATATGGGAGCAGGAGATGTTGAAACTTATGGACCAACTACACCAGATAAACTAGATGCATTAATTACAGGTAATGGTGTTGTAGTAGCAGATGATATAACGATGTGTAATGTAGCAGGTGGATTAGTATTTGTA